TGCAAATATGACAGCAAATCTTTCTACTGCCAATAAACTGAAAGTTGGGTGTGTCATTACTAAAGACAATCGCATTTTGTCTATAGGATATAATGGCACACCCTCTGGATGGTCTAATGAATGTGAAGATAAAGTTTACTGTGAAGACGGGGACTACAGAGAACAACAGTTACCCAAAGACTCTAATGAATGGAAGAACTTTAAATTAGTATCTAAGCCTGAAGTATTACACGCAGAAGCTAATGCTCTTATGAAGTTATGTAGGTCAACGGAATCAAGTGACGGTGCGACACTATATGTCACTCATTTTCCTTGTATCGAATGTGCTAAATTAATATATCAATCAGGCATAAAAGAAGTGTACTATATAAATGATTACGAGGCTTCAAAGGGAAGCGGTAAAGAATTTTTATTCAAAGCAGGAGTAAATGTATGTCAAGTAAAAAAACAATAGATCATTATTGCAATAATTGTGGTTCAGATTTTATGATCACCTATGATGAAGAAAATAGTTCAGACGATCCTTACTATTGTACTTTTTGTGGTGTAGAATTTGATTTTGAATTTTCTGAAGAGGGTGATGAATTGGATGATCAATTGCAATTTGAAAGAGGATACGACTAGAAATGGTACAGGGTCAGTGGTCGGGCGGTAAAGGCAGCGCCCAACGCAAAGTAGATAAACAAAAGTTTAGCGACAACTGGGATCTGATATTCAGTAAAAATAAAGTCATAAATAGTACATCTAATAATGAGGATGTACTTAATGATAGTAGTAAAGAAGAAAAAACCGAAAATAAAACCAATTCATAGAGTATATTGTACATATTTTCCGTCTGGTTTATATTATATCGGTTACTCTGGTAAAACTGAAAAGTTATATGAAAAATATTATGGAAGCTCTGCCTATGTTAAAGAGTTTGAAGGTGAACTTAAAAAAGAAACTATTGCAATTTATGAGAAAAAATCTCATGCTAAGATGCAAGAGTTTTTACTGCAATGGCAACAGCGGCATGATCCAAATTGTTTAAACTCTATGTTAAATATAAGATTAAACAAGGAACCACTTTCTAGTTTTGTTCCTATTACTTGGACACCTAAAAAATTAACCAGTATTGATGAAGAACAGCTTGACTTATTTGAAAATATCATATACAATGAGTAACAATCAAAAAAGGAAACAAATATTATGAAAATCAATGATGTTGTGTCAGTAGTAACTCCTGCGGGAGAGTTTATTGGCAAGTTAGCAGATCAAACTGATAGCAGAATTAAACTAAAAGATCCTCGTATGCTTATTCATGCAGGAGAAGGTATGGGTTTTGCTAGAGGCATTGCTATTAGTGGGCGTGAAAATCCCGCTGAAGTAGAATTCTTTGCTTCAGGTGTTGTGTTTATAACACCAACAAATGATGATGTAGAGAAAGCATACCGTAAAATGACAAGTGGTATTATTTTATAATGGAGAGTGATATGATTAAAGATCAATATATTCAGCAATTGCGTACAGGTACTCGCACAATTACCTTTACTAAGGTAGATGGTACTGAACGTGTGATGAATGCAACACTACTAGAAAGTGTTGTCCCTGCCACTGAAGGCAAACGCGCTATACCTGCATCAAATCTAGTCGTATTTGATACAGACAAGCAAGCATGGCGCTCAGTAAGGATTGATTCTATCAAATCTTTTGTATGAAAGTAACGGTGATAGGAAACGGGGTCTCTAGGACCCCTATTCCTTTAGATAAGATATCCGGTATATTGATAGGATGTAATGAATTATATCTTGAGTATTGCCCACATTATTTGTGTGCAGTTGATATTAAGATGTTAAAAGAAATACACAATAGTGAGTATCCTGGTATTGTGTATTATAGGCATTTAAGTTTGGTTGAAACAGGATTGAAACCTAAGAAAAACTGGCACTCTCCCGAATTTATGCAAAATAACAGTAGTGGCAATGCTGCTATAGGGTTAGCTATTAGTTTGGGCGCCACTCAAATAGACCTGTTGGGATTTGATTGTCAACAAGGTAGAGTGTATGGACCTCATGTTCCCCCTTCAAACTGGAGTCTGTGGATTAACAACCTCATCTATCTATCCAAAAAATACCCTATTCGCAGGGTTATAGGTGTTAATTCATTAGATATTCCTGAAATTCCCAATGAAATCAGTGTTGAAAACTTTCTAAAAGAGCTTGACAAATAGGTATTTCTTTGTTATACTATATAAGTAAACACTAAAGGAGTCCTTAAATGGCTATAGTTAAAAGATCACGCAGTACATACGTATTGCCAGAACCCAAATGGGCAGAATACAAAATTCTGACTGACGATTCAGAGCGAGACACTGCACTACAACACTGCCTGTATTTTGTTCATTATGAGATACAAGACAAAGCAGGTATTGCCCCACTTAAAAAGTGGATGAAAGAAAACTGGGACAAACAAGATATAACTTCTATCTCTGTTCTTCCAGAGTCTGCATTCTATAGTATGTCTAAATATTTTTTCTGTTGGAATAAACTGGGTTGGCTTCCTGAATCCGTTTTAAACTTTATGAAAAAACAAAAACTTGTTTGGCTAAAACAGGCGTCTTTGTGTATTGAAGAAAAAGAAGAGGCACCTAAAGTTGTAAACATTCGTGAGAATCTTAATAAATTTGCTATTGCCATTGATGATAGTATAGAAAAGATTATTGGTGGTACACAGATTACAAATTATAAAGATTTTGTATTATCATATAATTTAAATGCTGCTGAAATAAATAAGGCAGTTGAAATTGTAGACAGGTTTGCTATAGAATTTAAAGAATTGGCAGAAGGAACAGATACAGACTTAATTGAAGGTTATTCTCATGTTAAAAAGTCTACTCTGAAACATTTACTTGCCTTTTTCGATGGCATTGTGATTGGGCTTTCTGAAACTAAACAGGTTAAAAAAATTGTACGAATTAAACGAAAAAAGCCTGTTGATAAAAACAAACTTGTGAGTAAGTTAAAATATACTAAACAAGATGTGGAGTTGAATCTGACTTCAATTAATCCTGTTGAGATTATAGGTGCTAGTGAAGTGTGGGTATATGATGTTAATCGTAAACGCATTGGTGTGTACGCTTCAGAGTATGCAAATACTTTAGGAGTAAAGGGTACAGCCATAGACAATTATTCAACTAGTAAATCCTACGAAAAAACAGTCCGTGCAGCAGATATAGTTAAACAATTGGTAGACTGTCGTAAAAATGGTTTACATACACTTGCAGATAAAATACGAAGTAAAAAATATCCAGTCAAGACTCGGGTACAACCTTCAATGATTTTATTGAGGGTAATAAAATGAATAAGGGTATTATAATTATAGACTTTAATCAGGTAGCTATTGCTACTTTTATGAGCAATGTTGGATTTGGTTCTAACACTGACATTGAAGTAGACTTGCCTCTGTTGCGACACATGATCATTAATACCATACGCTCATATCGCACAAAATTTGGTGCTGAATTTGGTGAACTCGTTATTGCATGTGACAACAGGCATTATTGGAGACGCACAGTTTTTCCATACTACAAAGCAAGTCGCAAAAAAGAGAGAGAAGAATCAAAATTTGATTGGAGTACCATATTCAATTCTCTATCTATTATTAAAAGTGAATTAGAAGAGTATTTTCCTTATCCGGTTATTGATGTAGACGGTGCTGAAGCGGATGATGTTATTGGTACACTTGCTGAGTATAGTCAGACAATGGGTGAATCTGATAATATGTTTGAGGACTCATCATCAGTGCCTTTTTTGATTATCAGTGGCGACCATGATTTTAATCAGTTGCAAAAATGGTCTAATGTAAAACAATATTCACCTGCATTTAAAAAGTGGATTAAGATAAAAGAATCTGCTTCCCGTGTTCTCATGGAACACATTATCACAGGTGATAAGGGAGATGGCATACCTAATATGTTATCACCTGATGATTCGTTCGTGAATAACATTCGTCAAAAACCGATTCGTAAGAATTTGTTGGAAGAATGGAAATCAAAATCACCTTCCGAATGGATAACATCAGACATGTCTCATGGATATAATCGCAATCAAATGCTGGTTGATCTAACCAAAACTCCTCAAGACATTAAAGATGCTATTATACATAGTTATGTAAAACAACAAAACGGTGACAGAAGTCAACTTTTAAATTATTTTATTAAAAACAAAATGAAAGGAATGATGGATGTTATTGGTGATTTTTAATTATTGGAGAGAACAATGGTGATAAAATTTAGACAAACTGATGAAGGGTTTACATGGGTATTTAAAGCGCCCACTGTACCTGAACAAATTAAAAGATTGAAAGAATGGGCAGCAACAAATCAAGCACTCGTACCTATTGTTCGTCTCGGTGTCGGTGCTGAAAAACCGGATTGGAATCTGCCTGAAGGTATGCCCGATATTACTAAACTACAAGAAGACATTCCAGATGGCATGGGGCAGACTTCTTTGCAACTAGAATGGCGTAGAATAAAAGGATTTATTATTCCGAATAGTAATATGAGCAAATTGTCCACAGTGAAACGTGAAGCACAATGGGTAAACATTTTAGAGTCAGTGCATCACAAAGAGGCTAAAATTCTAACAGCAGTCAAAGATGGTACGTTGCTTGAACTGTATCCTGAATTGGAATCATTGTTACCTGGATTAGGTATCACTGAATATAACAAACCCGAAACTAAGAAAAAGTCTAAAAC